TTTCAAGTAATGGCTGTAATACCTTACCATGCTTTTCTACCAGATCAAAAAGAATGAGATTGTTTTGACCTTCGAGACTATGAACGAGATTCTTAATAAAGTTATTACGACCTGGATGGTTTACAATAAACTCACGTTCAGCAGGCCACTTTTTTACACCTTCCTTAATAGTACCCATCGCTTTCTTAAAATTCTTACGAGCTTCGTTGTCATGTGCAAGAACAATTGCCTTGACTTTAAAGTCTGCGACTGTTCCCTCGTCCATAAGCTTTTTAGTATTGACGAATCGTTTTACTTGACCGAAGCATCCTTCGAGTACAAGCCGGTGAGTCTTAGATTCATTACTTTTGAGCGTACCAGTAAACCCATGTCGATATTCACAATCAGTCAGCTTTTCCATAATAGTGGTGAGTGACTTAGCTTGGAAGGTATGAGCCTCATCACCAAGTACGACACGGAATTGATCGAACCAATCTTTAGGTTGCTTGATTAGCGATTGCCATGTACTAATTACGATAGGTGCTTTTGTATTCTTATCAACACCACCTTGGATCTTATAGATGATACTAGGATCACATCCATAGTCAACAAAGTCACCGGCCATCTGATGAACTAACGAGATTGTAGGAACAATGATCAGTGTACGATGTCCGAAGGCTTGGTAATAATGTTGTTGAATCAAATAAATGATTAAAGACTTACCAGATGATGTCGGTGATAAAGATAGAGATCGGCGTTTACGCAATGCGTTAAGTACATATTGGTTTTGGTAATCTCGTGGTATAAACTTACAACCGACTTCCTGAGCGAGTTGAGCTGGGTAATCATCATCGAATTCCTCTTGTGTTCCTATATGATCTGGAGCTATAATAGTATATCCACGTTCATCACAAAATTGTTTCAAATGAGGATATAGTCCTACATATAGTTTAGGTCTCATTGGTTGGAATAGACGAATGATTCCATCCCATACTCGAGCCTTATATTTTGGATTGAATTGGTAACCTTCAGGTCGAAAAGAAAAGTGCTCAGAAATTTCCATCAAGGTACCGGAGTCGGCCTTGACTTTCATATGTACTGAGTTGATACTTTCGATTTCGATCCGTTCTGTCATAGTTTCACTGCTAGTAGAATAAAGATTCCAAATAAAATGAGGTTAGTAAAAAAGATGAGTATTGCTAATATAGTATGATACCAAATCCAACGAGTACGATAAGCATTCTCGAGAGTTAAGTCTGAAGGGTCAGCTTCTTCGTCCATTACTGGAAGATTATGCATCACCGTCTGATCGAACTTATTTTCCTTGAGCGGACGTTCAATAAGTTTTTGAAACCACTTAATCATTAGTAATTACCTGATGTCAGTACAATTTTACAGATATGGTCCAACCTTTCAATATGCTCAAATGCTCTCCAAGGTGTTTCGTCAATTGCTACAATACCGTGACCTTTGATTCCTACTAAATCAAACTCGGTTTCACCAGTCGATCTCGAGAGTTTAAGATTCTCGAAACAATGATCAGCTAGCTCTTGAGAAATAGGTGGAACATCAGGAACATTCTTTGCTACCGTTGAGTATCGACCTAGCTCGGGAAATAGATTTGCGAGTTCCTGCAACTCAATACCAGCATGCATAGCTGCTACGATATATGTTGGATGGGTATGTAGTACAACACGTACTTCGGTAGGAATCACACGTTGAAGCCCATGATGAAGAGGTAGCTCACCAGTAGGTTTTAAACCACTAGCCGCGTCGGTAAAATGGATGTCTTCGCCTGTCTTTGCATTCAATTTCTTAAACATATCGTATTGCATGACTTGCTTACGAACACCAGAAGGTGTGACATAGAAATGATCACGATCAGCATGACGTAAAGATACGTTACCATCACGAGTACTAATCATTCCTCTATCGTAAGAATGTCTCATTACTTCACATATTGTTTCTAACATTAATAATCACCTGCCTGGAACTTGAGCATATCAATCATTGACTTAATTATAAAATTCCTCGAATGTATCGTCTTAATAATGTCTTCGAGGTAATTAGCATTAGCGGTATGGAAATCAATCGTCAAACTGAGTTTGATAATTTCCTTATCTGCCTGTAAGTATTTATCGATATCCTGCCGAATGATTTTCTTCTGCTGTGGCTTCCATCCACGGTCACGCAAATCTTCTTCGGGCATAGAACCATCGAGCCACTCACGCTTAGCAAGCTCAAGTTCCTTATATTCGGCCTTAAGCTTCTTAACACGCAACACTTCCCTATAGTACATATTGTAGTACTTACTATGTAGGTTGGGAATGCGCTTACTTTCACCGACTAGGTTTGTTTCATCAATAGGAGCGTCGGCAGCCCATATCGCAGAAATGTCATTTGTATCCATCAGTTATATCCATAGTATAAACATAAGTTAAAAACAAGTTCATATTCTATCACAATTTGTACACATTGTACAGGCATTTATAGTTGTTGAATATTAAACCTGTCGTATCTGAATGTGACTGTACCTTCGGCGTACGTAACATCGGTGTTGTTCATCTCAAGAGAGATAGGAGTCAAGCCTACTGGAAAAGCATTTAAGAATGTAACCGATATATTAGGATTTTTGTGACTGTTTAAAATGAGAACAGTGATGTCTGATGTAACACCATCTTCGCTTTCTGCGAGAGCTTTATATTGAGATGTAGATTCAGGCGCCGTAATACCTCTCATCCAATTAAAGATCTCAAGATAGTTATTCATGTTTTCGTCGATAATAAAGCTGAGATCAAAATCAGTGTAGCGCAAACGATCGGCAGTATCAAAGACTGTGCTTAATGGTCCACTACGCTCAATAGGAGCAGAGTCAACGCCGGGTAGTACGATTTTTTGAGAAAAGAATTCCACATTCGGCAATCGAGGTATCGTAATATCGAATCCGCCCGTGGACAAATAGTTAGTAATCATGCGTTGTACCTTTTTGTGTGTCGCGATATAAATAATAACTATACTATTTATTATGTTGAGGATATACAATGGTTCAAAAAGCTTTCCACACCGAAGCGGATATGGGTGCCCTACCCATGCATGAAGTAGTTAATCTTCATAATCGCTTATTCATTACTCGAAATTACGATTGGTGGCGCACCGTTAGTGAAGGTGATGTCGTTGTTGACATTGGTGCAGGTGTAGGTTTGTTTTCGGCGTGTGCATTAGATGTAGGAGCAAAGCGAGTCTACATGGTAGAACCTAGTGAAAGTCTACTCAAGACTGCGATTGGTAATGTAAGTGATTATATTATAGGAAGGTCAGATCCAGTAGTGATTCCTATTCATGCTGCAATAGGTAAAACTGATGTTGATCTCGGTAATGTGTTTGGAATACGAAAGCGCATACCTGGAAGTCCCGAAGCACCGCTAATGTCATTGCGACAATTATGCCAAACTCACAATATTCAAAAGATTGACTTTCTGAAGGTTGCAGCTGAAGGAGCTGAGTTTGGTATTCTATCTGAGGATGCTCGAGATTTTTGTGCGCAGAATGTAAGACACATGGCAATCATGGTTCATATCAATGCGCAATATGGATCTGAGCTTAAGTTTACTCAATGGCGAGACAAATTCCTAAAACCATTTCATGATCTAGGCCGAGTCAAGTATCAAGATAATAAGATCGAAGAGAAGATGTATGCGGATAACTTTAAGGAACTATTGCCTGATAAGTTTATGATCTACATTACGAATTGGTAATTACCAGTGGTGTACAGCGTTCGCCATGATAAAGAAGCAGGTGATAAAGTTGACTCCTACCACAATAGTACGCACTATGGTAATGTACTTGTCGTAAGGCTCAGTTTTATCATCTGAGTATCCACCCAAACTATATTGCCAGATTTTCCAAAGCTCTTTAAACAAAGAGAAACTCCTTTAAAGCGATTACTATAATTCCTATCCATAGTGCAAGGCCACCAAAGATCATAGCTTGTAGTGAAGCGATGCCTATGCGATCTAGAATTGCGTCAAACCTGTCCCACTTATTCTTTTTCATTTGCCCACCTAATATCTGCTTTATTGTAATATTGAAAGTGTTCTATTAACTTGTCGTAGCTCCAAAGTTCTTCGGTCTGCATATTATCTAACCAATCGCTGAACGCATTCCAATCTTCGGTTCGCATTGGTCGTACACCATATTCATCCCAACCATCATAACCTTCTTTGGAATCATCTCGAATATCAATACGACCACAAGAATAAGATTCTAAGTAATGCTTATACTCACGCTTTGGATATAATTTACCTGATGTTTCTCGTATTTCAAATGGTACATTATTATCTGCGTACCAGCGAGTGGCAACAGGTCCCATCCAATTAGTCGAGTAAGTTATCATCAGCATCCATCCCTACGTCATAGTTCCAGTGTTTACGAGACTCTTCGATATGAGGATGCATTTTACCGACGTCTCGCTTGGAGCCTTTACGTAGCTCACGTTCTTTTTTCTCTTTTTCAAGCTCTTCTATAATTTTATCTACTTTACTGCTCATGATATATTCTCAAGATCTAGTGCAAATTGGCTTTTAGGCTTTTCTCGACTCCAAAACTTATAGTCTTTCATAGCCTGTCCTATTTCTTTTTTGAGTTCCTTGACCATCTCATCAGTCAAGCTCATAATGTTAATACGAAGTAGTCGATCGATTTGATCCTGTGTAGCATCGGTATGCTCAACGATTTGCTTACCGACAGCAGCTTTCTTTTTGTTTTTGAATTCGATTTTATTGTCAAGTACCGCTTGGATGAATTGCATCTTCACGTTTAGCCATCCACCTAGTTCACTTGCTTCTTCTTGACGTAGTTCAATACGCTTTTGAAGTACTCCCATTCGGAAGTCACAGAAGTCCTTAACAATTTGTCGTGCATCATCATACTCACGAAGTTTACCGAACTGATCGATCACTGTAAGGTTTTGTGATAGTGGCTTACTCAACTTAAACTTCGAAAGGATTTTGCTTTCGTTCCAATTTGCTGAAGTATTTTGCTTGAGCTTGACTTCAAATCTGAAGCCGGTCTTATCACATAAGTCTTCGTAGGATACGATATCTCCATCATCCTCGAGGCCATCAAGTACCTTTACATAGCCTTCTCGATCGAAGCCATAGGGTACTTCAGTAATCGTTAACTGTGTCTTACCTTTCTTTTCGTAGTTACCGATGACCGTATACTTATTAGGTTCTTGTAGATTTTGTACAACTCGTCCAGTAAACTCAGGGAACTTGATATCAATAGGTTTTGCAATGTTACCTGTTGTAATGTACTCAGCACATGCAGCGGTAATACTTTCAGGACAGTGTGGAAGAATGTTAGTAGCAAATCCAGTAGCGATACCTTTCGTTCCATTGACTAATACGAGTGGAATAACAGGAAGGTAGAACGCCGGTGGTTCATGCTCAGGATCTTCGTGTACAGGAGATAGTTCAATATCTTTAATGTAAGTATTGAAGTTTTCATGTAGTCGACTATAAACATAACGAGGTGAAGCAGCTTCTTGAACCAGCCGAGTACCAAACGATCCACGACCTTCAATTAAGCAAAGGTTGTTATTCCATGCTGCAGCCATAAGTTGACCGGAGCCTGCCGCAGAACCTTCACCATGATTGTAACCGTAATCTGATATAATACCACTCACCGCTGAGACTTTCTTAAACTCACGCTTTGAGTTGATGATCGAAGAGTACAAGTAAAACCTTTGCACCGGCTTAAGGCCATCAATCATATTTGGTATAGCTCGAGACTCAACGGTGTACTTAGCAAAGCTTAACCATTCGTTAGCCGCAACCTGTGAGATTGGGTAATCATTCGTATCGCCTGTAAACATAGTCACATCATTCATATAATCACCTGCAGTAGTAAATTTCATATCGTTCATCGTAACATGTACTCTTTACGAAGGTTGGCATCTTTACCAAACATCATTTGGAATACTTCAGCATCGTCTACTGATACCGTGTCGTAAACAGGCTCATTAATAATCTCAGAATATTCTTCTTCAACAAGGCTGCCCAAGCCTTTTATATATCGGTGCTTCCAATCAGCATTTTTACTTTTGAACTCAGAAGCACCTTCGTAGTTATAGAACCACTTGACTTCGTCCTTCTTTGAGCTAATCATAATAGGTGTACGAGTAATCATAACTCGGCGCTCATGTAGTAGCCTAGGCCAGAACTTAAAGAAGAAAGCAATAAGCAATGGACTAATGTGACCAATACCATCATGGTCAGCATCAGTTAATGCAGCTACTCGAGCATATGTCATATCGTCAACACTATCAGGATTGTTAATGTCAAGTCCCAATACTGCTACCAATTCACTGAGTTCCTTATTCTTAAGTACATCAGCAGGTTTCATATCCCATGTATTCATGATTACACCACGAAGTGGGAATGCACCAACCTTATTAGGATCACGTACTTTCAATAAGAATCCCATAGCCGAATCACCCTCAACAATCTTGAGAGTAGCATCATCTTTGTTAGCTGCAATGTGCTTAGCCACTTTCACCTTGCGTAATTTCTTTTGAGCAAGAGTAGCAGCTCGTCTGTCAGCCGCTAGCTTTTTAGCAAGCTGAGCTTCGATGATAGGATCGATAATGTCAGGCGAGTTCAATATCTTCCTCGCTAGAGTTTGAAAATCCTTGACTCCTGCACTTTCGACATGTTCCTTAATGTTACCATAAGGATTCGTTAACCTTTCCTTAGTTTGACTGTCGAACTTTGGATTCACAAAATTACGAGCAAACTTGACAAAGGTAAGACCATTCTTAATCGTAGAACGTACTACCTCGATTTTATGCTTACGCTTAATCATTGTACCCAGCTCATCGACAACACCATTGACTAAGAAGTCAACGTAGTTACCACCACTGCGAGTGTTTACACCATTCACAAACGAGTTAGATCGGAATCCGTCTTCTGATGTAGCAAAGAAGAATGATAGATCATCACTCTTTTCTATGATACAGTTGTCACCGAACAAAGCTGCATACTTCTTCATGTCAGTCACTTTGACTCGACGCTTATTAAATGAGAAAGCAATCTCAGGGAATGCCATTTGAAGACTAATCAAACGATCTTCGATAAGTGCAATAGTATCAAGATCCTCGAGGCTACTTACTTCGAACAACTCAAAGTCAGGAACAAAGGATACCTCAGTACCATTACCGATTCGTTCTTTTTCTGCAACACTTAGACTGTCTGCGCCATCTTTACATTTGACACATACCTCGTTACCATTGCTCCAAGTACGACCAACGAACTGAGCCGATAGGAAGTTGGTAGCAGCTGAGCCGACACCGTTAGTACCGATCGTAACTCGTTCATCATCAAACGATGTACCTGCATTGACTTTAGTCCAAGCTGCAACAGGGCGCATAATTTCTTCACCCAAGTTTTCATCGTGAATTTTGTCTTGAGGAATACCTCGGCCGTTGTCAGTAACAGTGATTGTGTCACCACGAACCGATACGTTAATTTTATTAGCGTATTTGAACTCAGTACGAATTGCTTCATCAATAGCATTGTCGAGAATCTCATCGACCATTTTTGATAGAGCAGGTACGTATCTAGCGCTCTTCCATTGACCTAGTACAAAGCGCTCAATATCCTCTTGGGAACTTGAACCCATGTACATACCAATGCGTTCTCGAACATGCTGTCGAGCTGTTAGGATTCTGAACTGTTCAGTTTCTTTACTCATTATTTACCTGTAATGTAGATCATAAATTCTGCAGGAACTTCGTTGTAGTTTTCTTCGAGTATATATGAGTCCTGCCATATTGTATCCTTCAAATTACTATGCATGAATCGTACTCGATTAGCATCAAAGAAGGGTTTGAGAAAATTATCTCGAAACTCAATAAAGTCTTGTTTACCAGTTTGTGTCGCTCTTAAATGAATCTCGATCGCCATACGATCTACGTTGTCAAAGATCCAAGCAGAGTTCTCGCCATTTAAGAAGCTGTACTCACCACCTTCACAATCGACTTTCATGAAGTCAATATGTAGTAGGTTTTGCTGATGTAAGAAATCCCTAAACGCAATCATAGGGAAATCGTTACCATCATCGTATACATGCTTGACGTGTTTAATGTCATTACCCATAGCTGCATGAATAGGAATGACTGGGCAGATAGGCTGGTTTTTGATATAACCAAAAGAGTTCTTCATGACGAGTTGTAGCAATTCCTCATTAGGCTCAATAGCATAGACTCGAGAAGCACCTTTGTCGAGAGCAGCACATGTGAAGAATCCTACACAAGCACCAACATCTACGACTACATCTCCTGGCTCAACCTTTACCCACCACTCATAATCCATGCGTTGAAAGAACTCCTTACGCATGTTCGATATATGGTCTATGTCTAATGGACCACAATCTATGTTAATGTTTAATGCTGGTTTCATACTTAAATCCCATATTGAAGGTGCCATTCTAATACAGTCGAGTGCAAATGTCAACTACTTTTTCAAAACGTTCTCTTTTCGGATCTTGTAGATCTCGTTAAGTCCACAGTCGATGTGGTAGTATCCACCCCAACGAGACTCGCCTACGATCGTACCTTTTATCCAGAGGTTGCCATTCTTTGCTTTCCATATACATGCCATAGAGTTTCCTTCTCACATATTTCCATTGAGTAGCCATTCTAACACAGTCAAAGCACATTGTACACCTTTTCCTTAGACTTTTTAGTTATATGGTTATTCCAAAATGTTCTAACTAAATTGAAAATAAATGAAAATAATGGTGTACAATCGGCTCAACAAGCCTTATAATCCTCTTATCAACTTAATAAATGGAGTAGTGGATATGTTAAGCAATTACGGTGAAGTAGGTCAGAAGGTTCGTTGGAACTCAGCTGCTGGTACTCAAACTGGTATCATCGAGCGGGTCGATCGTGATAAAGCAACAGCAGACCCTGTAAAGAATGCGGACTATTATTTAGTACGCCATAAGGATGGTCGTGGTAGTTATCTCAATAGCAACATGATGAAACAGTTAGCCGTAACTAACCTTTCTATATATAACCAATCGATGGAAGCATTGGGCTACACTCACTAAAGGAGAGCGAAAATGAAGAAGAGTAAAAATCCCGTGGCTAAGAACTGTAACAAGTTCAACAAGCCTGCCACTCACAAAGATCGCAAGAAGGCTATGAAACGTGGGTATCGTAAGCACCTACGCGACGTACCATATAATAGACGGTTCATGTCAGCCGTTTACTCTATGGTACGTTGGTTATATCCTTATAACAAAATGATCTAAAAAAATGCAATAAAGTGTTGTACAACTACCCTAATATAGGATAGAATGGTACCATAAATTAATTGATTAGGAATACATTATGAGAAATTACACCGTTAAAGTTTTTGAAGATGATTGTGGTACGTTTACTTTCACTGGCATTCCTGCTTCAAACAAGAACGAAGCTTGTCGGAAAGGTCTCGAAACATTCATGATCTTCCTTGAAGAAACTGAAATCAAAGGTGTTTCTGCAACTGCTACTTTGGAGCGTGTATAATGAGTAAAGTAATTGAACGTAGTAATTTCGTATCAACTTCCCTTCAAGGCTATCTTATAGCTGATTACGATACTCTCGTATCAGTGTTCGGTGAGCCACAGTATGTTGAAACATCAGGCGACGGTAAAGTCGACATTGAATGGGAAATGGCTTTCGTTGATGAAGACAACGATGGTGATACTGTTTTCCCTTTCACTATTTACAATTGGAAAGACTACGATGGTGGTCTACGAGCTCGAACTGAAGATAATTATCAGTGGCACATCGGTGGTACAAGTGGTATCACCAGTGTATTAGTAATCTCACACTTTGAAGAAAACACTCAACTTGCGGAGGCTGTATAATGCCAAAAAGATTGACTAGCTACGAAAAGGTCATGCGAGAATTGACTAAAATGAAAAAGCAGTACGACAAGCAAGAAGCTCGAAAGGCTGCTCGTGAAGAAGCTAAGAACGAGCGTGCAGCTGCTAGGCTTGCTAAAATGGAAGGCTTTGACGTTTACTCAGATGATCGCTTTGATACTTCTGAAATTGGAATGAAGCCCTCTTATAGCGAGGGTAGTTGGGAATAGTGGAGTTGCTCGTTGCCTTTGCACTTCTCGTAGCTCTTATCATTGTGGTAAGGGCTGCCTTTGCAACGATTGTATTTACATGGAATAATGCATTTACAGTCTTTTGTATACTTGTAATCATAATGCTTTTAGTGGAGTAGTCGTATGATAGTATTGTTTCAAGGTCCTCGTGGTGGAGCTATTGATGATGGTTTAAATTGCTATGCTCAAATTGCTGTACAGAATTTTGCCAAGCAACTTAAAATCAATCGATTGAAACTCATGCTTGAAGTAAACTTTCATCATCAGATTCATGTCGATAAAGCCACCTACTCAGAAGGATTATGTGAAGCAAAATCAAAAAGGCACTTTGTAATTGATGTAGCACTATATAGTAATTGGGTATCTACCCTCGCTCATGAATTGGTTCATGTAAAACAATTTGCTCGTGGTGAGCTTAATGAGCAACTCACCCATTGGAAAGGTCGTGATCATTCTGATACAGAATATTGGGATCAACCTTGGGAAAAGGAAGCTCGTAGGCTTCAACACAAACTAGTAATGGAATTTGATAACTTTTAGGAAAAGATTATGCAAAAGGTATGGGTTATAAAGATGAACGGCCAGCAACATGAAGAGAACTTCATTGATGCTCAAGAAGCGATTAACTATTGTAAGCAGAGTTCATTAAGATCTCTTTGCTGCATTCGCAATCAAGGCAACAAAGCAATCATCTACGAAAATGGAGAGGTTGCAGGTGCACATCGAACAAAGGAGCTTCGACAGCACGTAATTGAAATCATTGAACGAGAAAATGAGCATTATCACAAGCAAACACGTGGTAAAGCTTCTCGTAAGAAGCAGGGTTAAGAGGTGCCAATGCCTGGTGAACGAAAGGGAGATCCAATGGTCCGTGCTAAAGGCCGGAACAAGCCAGATCGTAATTGGTATCCAGATGATTTTGATTGGTACCTGAAGTGGATAGCATCGATTCTCATTTTAATATCTCTTGCAATGAGATCAGCCGGTATAGATTATCGTATGTATGATCTTACGTTCGGTCTGTGCGGTATTATCCTATGGACTTGGGTGTCGGTAATTTGGCGAGATCGAGCATTAATCATGCTTAACACAATATCTGGCTTTATGCTTGCAGTTACGATTTTAAAAGAGTGGTAAATATATAGTAGGAGAGTAGAAATGACTAACGAAGAATTTTTTGACTTACTGGAAAGACATGATTGGTACTACAATTACAGTGACGATCATAGGGTATGGAAAAAAGGTAGTGAAGCGTCAAAGCGACTTCAAGCAATCATTCAAGAAAATGATATGTGGACAAGAATGTATTTAGCTTATTCAGACTATATCTTCAAGCCATTGCAAGAACGACAGTCTCTTGAAGCTCCAAAGCTCGAGGACTTTGTGTAATGGATATCATTAATCTTGTAGGCTGGCTATTTCTTTTTGCGATGGGAATGCTTACGCTTGGTGCGGTTGGAATCGCTTTTTGGGAAACGTATAAGATAGTGCGTATGGAGTTTAAAGATTGAAATGAAAAGGGTATTTTTGTTTGATGTGGATGGTACCTTAACACCAGCCCGTGGGAAGATCGATTCAGAGTTCGAAAGCTTTATGCTTGAGTTTATGGAAACGAATAATGTCTACTTAGTATCAGGCAGTGATCGAGGTAAGACTTTAGAACAGATCGGTCAACGTCTTTATGATAAGTGCATATCAGTTTATCAATGTAATGGGAATGAAAAGTGGAAAAAAGACTTTCGACTTCATGCTGAAAACTGGATTCCAGAATACGAGATGACTCACTTTCTCGAAGGACTTCAAGAAAACAGTCGCTATCCAGTAAAGACAGGCCGACACGTTGAAAGACGAACAGGTATGATTAACTTTAGTACTGTAGGGCGTAATGCTACTCAAGACCAGCGTAAAGCTTACTTTGCTTGGGATAAAGAGACACAGGAACGCGCAATCATAGTACGAGCTTTAACAACTAAGTTTAAAACAATTAACGCATCGATCGGCGGTGAGATTAGTATTGACATTTATCCAAAGGGTAATGATAAATCTCGAGTAGCTAAAGAGCTCACTGAAGAATACGACGAGATCATGTTTTTCGGAGATCGATGTAAACATGGCGGTAATGATTATGCTATCGCTACAACAATTAGATTATCAGAAACAGGTACCGTTCATGAAGTAGATGGATGGGAACACACCTGGGAACTATTAAAAGGATACCAAGATGCTAGAACATAGTATACCGGTTGAACCAGAAATTATTGATCAAATCGTAACTCAAGAACTCGAAGATTTACGAAGAGATTTTGCACAAAGCCTTGACTTAAGACGAGGTCATAACGGTTTTATGACTTTTTCCGAAGACCTTGAGCTCGATTGTGAAATGCTAGAAGACCACATTTCAGCTATAAATAAAATATTGGAGTACTATAAAGGGTCTCCGTAGCCACTTAAGGAATACTGAAATGCAAAAGGTAAAGATCAAATACACGCATCCAATTAAAGAAGATGTACAACTTGAGGTAGTAGGTTGGATTGTTCGTGTCGAGGGCGACACAAGCTGGGTAAAACGTATTGATGGATATATGATTGATGTTCCAACAGCGAACATCATTGAACAAACTGTACTAATGTAACTGAGAGGCAAATATATAATGGCACCAGAATTAATGGGTAAAGAAGAACGCGGAAACTTACTAACCGCTTTACGTAAAGGTGAAGTGTCGGTAGTATTCAAAAAGGTCAACACGGAAGAGATACGAGTTATGCCTTGTACACTCAATCCCGTAGTCCTTGAAGCACATAGTGTGAAAGGTGGTATCGATAAGATCGATCCTGAGAGTGATCATTTTGCAGTATGGGCTCTTGATAAAGAAGCTTGGCGTTCGTTTCGTGTAAATACTGTAGTTAGTTGGGAGGTTTTAGGGTAATGAGTAATCAAAGGACAAGCTATATTCGTAAGGTATCGTGTGTAGGTGAGAATGCTTCAGGCAGTAATGGACCAGACACCATGTGGGTTGTTGATATGTTTGAGAATGGTCGTAAAATTGAAACACGATCCTTGCCAGGCAAAAGCCGGTCATACGCCGAATCACTATCAGAAAACTGGGACACCGGCGTTATTCAGTTTTTAGTAGACTAATCGAGATAAATAAAGCTACTAATAAGCATATTTAGGAGAATAGTTTTGGCGTTTACATCCGGTACACCTACAGGCTCGATTACAATGTTGCAAGTTGAATCGGAGTTTCCTAACTTTGCCGGTAATATAAACCTGTCAATGAATAAGTACTACAACTGCGCTTATCAGGTACCTACAAGCGGCGCGATATCGATGAATGATCTCCGCGGTAAGTATCGTTACTGGGGCGGATTTAGATTCAGATATAGAAGTTTCAGCGTTAACACATTTAATCATCGAGTGGAACGAAATGGAACTGGATATGGTTGGTCATTAGGTACTTACAATGGTTCTGGTTTAACTGCTAACCCAGGCACTCAAGGTGCTGCTATTCGAAGCGACGGAACACATAGAATGCTTGGCCGGCGCTCGGTAATCGTCGAAAAACTTTTTTTCTATTATTACGCAGGCTGGAAAATCTATTGTCAAGTATATGATTTTAGCACGCCATATACGTATAACATTCGTGATGCGGCTCCTCTTCCTTACGACAAAGGAATACGCATTTCTGTAAATAACAATCAATATACAAATTACCTTACTTTTAACAATACAGTAGGTCCGTCTGGGCGCAGAAATGATCCATATAAGGTTGTTACCGGTGATGCTTCACGGCGTCGAATATATGCTTGGAACTGGAGTGGCGGGCTTAGCTTTAGTAATTATATAGATTTTCAATGGATGACTTCGAGGCAATAATGTATATTACGATAACGTCAGATACTGAACCAACAACAAGACCTGATGGGTCTCCTCTTGAAGAAGCTGACAAGTGGGTGAATGGCGACGTCACTAAAGTCTACATGGTACCTTGCTATTCTCAAGAAGATATCGATCTTTACAATGAGCCAGAAGAAGATGATGGTGTTACCGATGCAAACACTTTCGTTTTTGAATCATCTGAACCGGAAATAGATGAGGCTAATACTGTTTGGCCAGACGAGGTAGAACCCGAAACATTAGAAGTAACATCATTACCCGGCCAATGGGTAATTGAAAACGAAGAACTTGTGGTAGAAGTCGATGGTTTAACATTCACCATTGAACCAATACCTCAGTTTGATTTTGAAGAACCAGACGAATAAAAGGAAAACGATAATGTCTATACATGAAGAAATTACTGCAGCATACGAAGCGTACTTGGCAGAGTCTGCTAAATTTGAAGAAAAGGGCGTTAAAGCTTCCGCTGCTCGAGCACGTAAAGCGCTCGGTGAATTGGGAAAGCTAGCTAAGTCTCGAAGAGCCGAGATTCAAGATAAGAAAAACGAAATGGATGCTAAAAAGTAAGGGGTACAATGTACCCCCTCATCCGTGTACTAAATCGATAAACTATAAGAAGCTATAGACAATATGACTCCAATTGTCATACATCCTATGAATAAACATAGTGTAGCAATAAGATAATCTAACGACTTCAGATGTTTCTCAGATTTAGTTATACGTGTTGTTGGCATTATTCAACCTATTTTTTGGAATTGGCAAAAGCCTGTCCACCAAAGAATGCAGCTACGATAGCAGCGACAGATACGAAGTAAGTTGCTGCCATATCACCTAATATTTTGGATGCACCATCGAGGCCTACCCAGTTAGCTAATACGACTGCGAAAGGATATAGAAGCATACCGAAAAGAGCAAACCACGCCATCTTGCGTTGAGCATCTCTCATAGCATCAGCGTCTTCTAACTCTTTACGCTTAAACTCCATATACATTTCATGCTCTAGGTCGCTAACTACACCATCACCATTGCTATCAGCTGGATGGAAAGTCTTTTGTTCGTCAGACATCGTGTTTCTCCTCTTTTAATTCTTTTATTTGTTTTTCGAGATTATTAATGAGATCCATTATTTCGGTAGTCCCACCGGGTGCAACTGGTGGATGTGTCCACGCTTCCAATGCTGCAAGTCTTTCTTCAACAGTCTTTTCCATTTGTATCCCCCAATTCTTAATACATACTATTGTCCTATTTATAAATACACTTGAACTTAGCGGCAAACGTTAAATTTTAATAACTAAATGATCGGAGTGAGAATGGCAAATAATCTTAAAGAGCTAACAAAACAACATCACGATAATGCTGAACGAACAGCTTTCGCTGATATGCTCTTGGGCGGTGAGATTTCGCCAAGACTATATCAAATGTACTTACATGCACAACTGCAAAATTACTTAGCAGTCGAGTCTGCAGTATCGGTACCAGTAGAACTTGAACCTATATTCAGGTCTGCACAAATTGAACAAGATTTACAAGAACTCGAATCACTATATCAGCTTGAAGAAATCGAAACAGACTACCGCTCAGTAACAGAGTATTGTAGTCACATTCAAACCTTGGTAGAAGCAAAAGATGCTGATGCACTACTTGCTCACTTATATGTACGTCACTTCGGAGATGCACATGGTGGCCAGATCATTAAACGAGGTGTGCCTGGTAGTGGAACTATGTACGAGTTCGAGAATCGTCGAGAGCTCATTCAGGGTATACGTGACTTACTACATGATGGAATGGCTGATGAGGCTAAGATTTGTTTTGAATACGCTGAGCGCTTGTTTCAAGAGTTGATGGAAGAATACTATACGAATGAGGACGAGTTTGAGAGTGGCGAAGCAAGATTAGCAAACCTGAACAGTACTGGTGAATGGGAAGAATAATGAGCAGAACTTTAATAGATGAGTGTCAAGAAGTCGCATCTGCTTTAAGAGATACATTTGATCTTGAAATGACTCGATACGCTAATGCAAAGCATGTCCACGAGTTTGAAGGGTGGACTGATTGGTTTTGGACTTCGAATAAAATAAGAAAAGCACACCTTAAGATTATAGAACCCGGAGGTAAAAATCGTAAGCAATGGCTTTTACATATGAATGTTTTTCCGGCATCAAACATCGATGCACCCATCTTTGGCTTAGACATAGTAGCGACCCCTAACAAGATTAGTGGTTGCTTCTGTGACTTCTCACCTACAACTGAGAATCAAAAAGAATTCACCGATTTCTTTCAAGATATTACTAAAACTTTTGAATGGAAGCGAGAACGTGAGTTACCACCTTGGGCTCAAGAAATCTTTACACCAGAAATGATTGCTGCTGGATCGATCCGACAAGGACCAGAAACAGATCAACTTATCTTAGCTGCAGGAATAATGGCTGAGTTCTATTTCAATGCGATACGAGGACTTAAAGTAGACGAAAGTTTAGATACGACTGACGCTCAAAACAAATATTGTATCAATCAGAAAATGAATAAGATGCTGCATTCCTCGATTCTTTCATGGGGAATATCAGAATCCGATAAGGATGATTACGTTAACGACGTCCTATTCGAAGAGATATAGTCTGTTCAACTTTTGTCAACCCATAACCAACGGTAATACAATAAATTCTAAAATGTCATCTAATTTATAGTGCTTATTTGCACTTCGGATGTATATATACTATCGTAAACAGGTGACAGTGTTACCTATTTACCCAAAACCTTACCCCCTAGAATATTACAGGAGTTTTCATTAATGAAAAACTTTATAGCAGCCTTGTGTGTATTGATCGTTCTCCCAGCCGTAGCAGCTCCTAGAGATTATATCGCCAGCGAAATTAAAGAAGATGGTGCAATCTGCGCCAGAGTACAAGTAGTAACCGTAGGCCATAATTACGTTAATCGTAACTTTTGCCGAACAGAAAGCGAGTGGATTGAAGCAGGCTACAAAGTAAGCCGTCGCCCAATCTTACCAGCGGAGTTGGAGGATCATGAACAATTTTAATGAGTTCCGACAAACTAACGCATGGTCATGTATTACTGAAGCCGTGTACGCGACAGCTTCATTATTAGTTCCTCTCTTATTGCCGTTCTTCATCATAGCGATGTCATCGTAAGGAAAACGTCATGTCAGAGAAAACGAAAAATACTTTATATGGATTTGCCATAGGTGGAATACTAGTTCTCAGTCTTATATCTGGAGTGTACCAAGCCTTAAATCCTGAAAAGTTCATACACTTGTATACGCCACACCAACCAGTACCCTTTGTGCAACATAGCATTGGGTGCTCCTTCCAAGAGGCTCCCCTCAGCGAGCTTCCTACTCAACTCTTTTGCGAAGAAATACCTTCTATAACCGTATAAATAGTTGACAATCACCTCTTAATGTGTTAGAATAGTCGGTCTAATGGAGTAAAATCTATTAGGCCGATTTTTATACTCGCATTATCTACAAATAACAGTTGACAATCGGCTAGGAGTATGATAGAATGGTACGCATATGAATAGGAAAGGAGATGAAGAAGATATGTCAATTGTGGCACTAACGCCTGATAAAATACATCATGAGATTTCAAGACATATATCGCAAGGAGTTCCTTACATCGATGCTCTTGTTGAGTACGCCGAAAGGAATAACGTTGAAATTGAAACGATCGCTCAGATTGTAAAGAAAAGTTCGATCTTAAAAGAAAAGATTCGCAGTGAGGCTGTGACTCTTCGTATGGTACAAAAGGACGAAACGGATGATCTCACCGACATCTGTGAATGATGTAGGCTACGAGGTATACATTAAATACCTCGCGATGAAGAAGCATTTTACTACTGATTCGTATGACTACTTCAAGTACAATGGAAAAGTCCGAGCATCTATGGATACATTTCGTACTCGTAATGACTCGTACTTCTTCACTAAACTAGCTAAGCGAGAAGACTTTATAAATCTTATGCTCGCTAATATGCTAGTAAAACCGAATATCTGGATTCGTGAACTCTTAGATGAGGAATCAAACTCTAGATATATAGAATGGAAGAAACGACAGGAGTCCTTGTCGTATACTTTCAAAAGTGAGTTGAAAAATCTTAAAGAAGACTATCAACAAAATTTTATATCACGGGATGGTCAGCATCCTTACATTATGACATTGTATAATCAAAGGCAGATTTCGCTAGAGACATTTACAATATTGACTGCGTCAGCAAATATTTTTTCCTACTGGGACAAAGTAATCGTTGACAGGATCATCTCACGTGATATAATTAGACTATCTAGAAAGTATAAACCCTTTCTAGTTTATGATGAAAAGAAGTTCAAGGAGATAATCCGTGGCTACTTCTTCTAATCGCAATACTTCGCAAATACAACGCTATATACAAAGGAGAACCTATTATGGCACCCACTGACTTTGCTTCGCTCAAGAAGAATCGTTCTAAGTCTCTCGACAAGCTCAACCAGCAACTCGAGAAAATCACCACTAAATCTTATTCAGATCCTAACGAAGGTAAATTCTGGAAACCTACTCGCGATAAAGCTGGTAACGGTTTTGCAGTTATTCGTTTCCTACCAGCACCTAACGGTGAGGAAATGCCTTTTGTTCGAATCTGGGATCATGGCTTCCAAGGTCCTACAGGTTTGTGGTACATTGAAAACAGCTTGACTACAGTCGGCATAGATGATCCAGTTTCTGAGTTTAACTCTAAGCTTTGGAATTCTGGTGTTGAGTCTGATAAGGATCAAGCTCGTAAGCAAAAGCGTCGTCTCAAGTACTACTCTAACATTTACGTAGTCAAAGATTCCGCTAACCCTGAAAACGAAGGTAAGGTATTCATGTATGCCTTCGGTAAGAAAATCTTCGATAAGTTAAACGATCTTATGAATCCTACATTTGAGGATGAAGATCCAGTAAACCCATTCGATCTTTGGGAAGGTGCAAACTTCCGTCTTAAGATTCGACAGTTCGAAGGTTACCCAAACTATGATAAGTCTGAGTTTGATGCTCCAACTCCACTATTTGATGATGACGATCAAATGGAAGAAACATGGAAGGCTGAGCATTCTTTGCAAGACCTTGTAGATCCTAAGAACTTCAAGTCTTACTCAGAACTTAAGACCAAGCTCTATCGAGTACTTGATCTAGCATCTGAATCCGTTGAACCTGTTGCGGCAGCACCAACCTTTGCTTCAGACACCACTGACGACCTAGACCTCTCAAGCATGTCTACTGAGTCTGCGGTATCTGAGCCTGCAATGCCTACTGCTGACCTTTCATCTGCAGCTTCTGATGACGATGATGACGATCTCGCAATCTTCAAAGATCTCGCCCGTGGTTAAAATGTTTGGGAGTCTTCGGGCTCCCTATCTTTTAAGGAGAAAACATGTCAACTAAAGAAGAGACTATTCTAGATTTTGATTTTGGTTTTACCGCAGTAAATGCTGATGAGTTAGAAGTTGTTCAACAAGCAAAAGAGGCTGTTACTACAACTGCTGCTTCTGCTGAATCGAATGCAGCTAAGGCTCAACTCATTTATGATGCTGTCGTACCTTTGCTCAATAATCTCAAAGCGAATCCAGAAAAAGATTACATTTACTGGCCAGATCGCTATGACAAACTTGACGCATTCGCGGATAAACTATATCAAATACTGAAGGGAGATTAATATGAGCTTGCTAGATAAAATGCTAAAAGCTGGTTCAGTCAAGGGATCGACTGTACTTTCAAAATCGTCGTTTTTTAACGACAAAGATCCTATCCAAACAGAACTACCAATCGTTAACATTGCATTCTGTGGGTCCCTCGATGGTGGATTACTACCAGGGCTCACTGTACTAGCTGGTGCATCGAAAAGCTTTAAAACATTACTCGGTTTGTATTGTATGAAGGCTTATTTGAACAAGTATCCAGAAGGTATCGCAATTCTATATGATTCTGAGTATGGTGTTACACCTGACTATCTCAACAGCTATGGCATTGACATTGATCGTGTTATCCACGTTCCTATTGAAGATGTTGAACAACTTAAGTTTGATGCTACCAAGCGTCTCAATGAAATTGATAAGGGCGACAAAGTCTTTATCATGATTGATAGTATTGGTAACCTTGCATCTCGTAAAGAGGTTGAGGATGCTGAAAACGAAAAGAGTGTTGCTGATATGTCTCGAGCCAAACAGCTTAAATCATTGTTCCGTATCATTACACCTAAGCTCACTGGAAGGGATATTCCCTTAGTGGCAGTAAACCATACCTATAAGGAAATAGGCATGTTTCCGAAGGACGTGGTGTCTGGTGGTACCGGTATCATGTACTCTGCTAACCAAGTCTTTATTATTACTAAGGCTCAGGAAAAGGATGGTACTGATTTACGCGGTTGGAGATTTACAATCAACATCGAAAAATCAAGATACGTTAAAGAAAAGTCGAAGTTACCCTTCACTGTATTATATGATGAAGGTATCCAAAAGTGGTCAGCCTTGTTCGAGTTAGCCATGGAATCTGGACACCTATGTAAAGCTAACCAAGGTTGGTACAATGTAGTAGATCAAAATACTGGTGAAGTAATTGAACCCAAGCGTCGAGCTAAAGACATTGAAAAAGATGACGAATTCTTTGAAGGTCTTATCGAATGCCCTAAGTTCAAAGCATTCATTGAACGACGATTTAAGCTTAATAATCTTGAGAAGGATGACGTAAATGTTAGAGAAGACGATCTTATCGAATCTGATACTGAATGAGGATTTTAGCCGTAAGGTTTATCCCTACCTCAAAGAAGACTATTTCGATGATAATGCGCTTCGTAAAATCTTTGCAACATGTTCCGAGTACGTAGAAAAATATAAAGAGCCTCCCTCAAAAGAGGCTCTTAAACTCGCAATAGATAAGCGTAAAGATCTTACTGAAGAAACATACTCAGAGGTACATCAAGCAATCGATGAATTGCAGGTGGACCCAAACACCAATGAAGGATTCTTGCTTGATGAAACTGAAAAGTTTTGCCAAGACAAAGATCTATATAACTCCATTCGTAAAGCGATCATGATCCTCGATGGTCAGGATGGTGAAAACGACAAAGGTGGTATTCCCAAACTCTTAGCAGACTCATTAGGTGTCAGCTTCGATAGTAGTGTTGGTCACGACTTCTTAACTGATTTCGAAGATCGTTATGAACATTACCATAAGAAAGAAGAACGCATTCCGTTCGACATCGACATCCTAAATAAGATTACGAAGGGTGGTTTACCTCGTAAGTCTATGACTGTATTGTTAGCAACTACCGGTGGCGGTAAGTCTTTATTGAAATGCCACATGGCTGCTAACCATTTGATGTATGGTAAGAATGTATTGTATATCACTATGGAAATGGCTGAAGAAGAAATCGGTCGACGTATTGATGCTAACATCATGGATATTACTCTTGATGAAGTTCAAGACATTCCACGTGATGTATATGAAAAGCGGATGAATCGCTATAAGAGTAAGACAACCGGCAAGCTTATTGTTAAAGAATACCCTACTGGTTCTGCTCACTCAGGTCACTTCCGTCACTTATTGAATGAGTTAAAACTTAAGAAAAACTTCGAGCCCGATGTTATTTTTCTAGATTACCTTAACATCTGTGCATCCGCTCGAGTAAAGGGGGCTGCTGCTAGTAGCAGTTACAATCTAGTTAAAAGCATTGCTGAGGAGGTACGTGGTCTTGCAATGGAATTCAATTGTGCATTGGTTACTTCTAGCCAGTTTAATCGCGACGGCTATGGGAATTCAGACGTTGATCTTACAAACACTTCTGAGTCAATGGGTATTACTCATACAGCAGATTGCATCCTCGGTCTGGTAACATCTGAAGCTTTAGACGAACTTGGTCAACTTATGATCAAACAACTTAAAAATCGTTGGAGTGATCTCGGTTACTATCGTCGATTCTTAGTTGGTATTGAACGAGCTAAGATGAAGATCTATGAGCTTGAAGAATCCGCTCAGAAGAACATTAATCTCGATGGTGGTGGTAATGGTGGTGGAGCTAGTCCCAACCAAGACAATGGTCCTGTGTTCGACAAGACTGACATTGGCCAACGCTTAGGAGCAAGGAAGAAAAGACCTGTATTTGATGACGTACAAATCACTTAATTATAAATAACTAAAACTGTTAGATATAATAATAGGAACATTAATGTTACGTTTCAAACAATTCCTAAATGAGCTTTATGTTGACTTGAAACACTCGGATCTCACTAAACGTGGTGGAGCTCGAACTCAAGTATTCGTTCAAAAAGTTAAAGATGGCGAGCCTTTCTTAACCAAGAAAGGCGCTGTTGTTTTGGATCGAGGCCATTTAGACGATATTGAAAAGGGTATGGAGAAGCGAGGCTATCGAGATACTTTTGTCGGTACAGACACTAAGACTCGTAAACCAGTCCGTGTAAATTACTCTAAAGAGTTTTTGAAGACACCCGAGTTTGGTGGTAAAGGTGCTGGTGCCGGTACTGCAGCTGAGGATGCTTATCTTAAAAACTTTATCAAAGTATTAGAGAAAACCTTCGAAGCTGAGAATCAGCCTATCATCACCTTGCAGGTCAATGGCCGGAGTGTTGAATGTGCTGGTATTATCTCGACTCCTCAGAAAGGAAGACGAGCACCAAAGTCTGACTTCTCAATTGTAGATGCTACAGGTAGTGAGGTTGCTTGGTTATCTCATAAAGCTGGTACTAAGCCTAGTCAATTCCAACAATACGGTGGATTAAGCGATAGTGCATTCTCAGATAACGCAGATGTTAAGCAATTCATATTAGACTTAAAGAAAGAATTTCCGAATGGCTTTGAGCGAGGTAACTCAGCTCATCGGCCATGTAAAGATGTTTCAATTATTAACATGTCAGTATATGGAACATCCTTTGGTTCTGATCCAGGCGCTGAGAACGTTGACGAGTTTCATCAAGGTACTTTGAAATTGAAAAAGGTAGCAGGTAATGCTACGTACGAAATCACTTCATCGCATAAGGGCAGCAATGGTAGTATCCTAAGTGATGGAGGATACGAACCAATTTATTACGCCCGATACACTGGTGATCGAGGTGCTCGTGTTGCTGGTGAGTTTATCGACAATGCACGTATCGGAGTATTCCCAGCAGCCAAAGCAGCTAAGACGAGTAAACTAATATGATAAGATTCAAGCGGTATCTAGAAGAAGCCGCAGGTAAAAACCTACACATGACTCATCTTGAAGATGCGGTTATTGATGGAGGTGTAAAGGGAACTCGTAATGTGTTTGATTACCTTCGTGCTTTACGTGATATGTTAGCAGGTAATGCTTCGGCTCCTGTAAGTGTATCAGTAAAGTGGGATGGTGCACCGGCAATCTTTGCTGGTATAGATCCCAGTGATGGTAAGTTCTTTGTCGCAAAGAAAGGCGTATTCAACAAGAATCCAAAAGTATATAAGACAAACGAAGATATTGATAATGATTTAAGTGGCGAACTGAATGATAAATTCAAAGTCGCTCTTGCCGAGTTTAGTAAGCTCGGAATTACAGGAGTAGTTCAAGGTGATTTCCTCTATACGAATGATGATATACAAGAAGAAACTATTGATGGAGAAACGCATATTACTTTCCATCCTAATACCATTGTTTACGCGGTACCAAAAGACAGTGACCTCGGAAAGAAAATTTCAAGATCCAAAATCGGTGTGGTTTGGCACACAACATACTCAGGATCAGATTTTGAATCAATGTCAGCAAGTTTTGGTGAGAGAATCGCAACTAAGCTCAAAGACACGTCAAGTGTCTGGTCAGTAGATGCTGTATTCGAAGATCGTTCAGGTAATGCCACATTTACAAAATCAGAAACAGAAGAATTAACTCGTATCTTGTCTAAAGCCGGTACATTGTTTCAGCGTACTAAAGCAAATGTATTAAATGAATTTGCTAATAACAAGGCACTCAACGAGCGTACTAATCGATACATTAATTTGAAAGTACGTGATGGCTCACGTGTAGATGATCCAAAAGGATTTATCATAGGCCTTCAACAACATATTCATGAATACTATCAAAAAGAAGCTGATAAGGTTAAGCAACAGAAGAGTAAAGATAAGAAGTTTGCTCTACGAGATGCAGCTCTTAAAGTATTTACCAAATCAAATCAAAAGCAAATCGAACAAATATTTACCATGTACAACTTGTTGGTCGATGCAAAGCTATTAGTAATTGATAAACTCAATAATGTCGATGGACTAAGAACTTTACTCAAGACTAAAGATGGATTCGAAGTAACAGGTCAAGAAGGATTTGTTGCTATCGATCACCTCGGAAAAGGATCTCTAAAGCTAGTCGATCGTTTAAACTTCAGTAAAGCTAATTTTAGTACTGAATATATAAAGGGATGGCAAAAGTAAGGTAGACTATCATGGCAATTTGGAATAAAAACGACCAAGCATATTTACAAGGTAACAAAACTCTGTTTGAAGCATTCATGCTCGCAGATAAAGATGGTAATATCATCAACTCGTTTGGTATTGCATCTAACATTCCAATCTCTGCTGGGCTCGTAGATGGTTATGGTCACATCAATAAGTTTGGTGCTTCAGCCGGTGATATTGCAAGTGGTACTATATGGGACGGTAATGGTGTAGGTAATGATGATGATGTGGTATATCCATATCCTGCTAATAGTGTCGTCGCTGTTGCATCTACAAGTAATGCAGGTGCTGCAGTATTAGTCAACGGACTCGATGCTTCTTATAATGAGGTATCAGAGACGATTAATATCGGCGCAACTGGTGTTACTGTATTCTCTCGTATTTTTAGAGCAAGAATGGTTGATACCAACAATGATGCTGATGTATCATTAACTATGGGTGGTACAGAAGCCGCAAGAATTATTGCGGATAAAGCACAAACATTAATGGCAGTGTATACAGTACCTGCTGGTAAGACGGCATATCTTATTAAAGCTCAAATGGGTTCAGATAAAGCTGCTACAAATGCTTCATTGAAATATTCTCTTATGGCTAGAGATACTGCCGTCGGAAACATATTTCAAATCAAGGGCATTTCATATGCCGCTGGTGGTCAAAACGTTATAGTAGAATATCCAGTTCCGTTAAAGTTTACAGAAAAGACAGATATCAGAGTGGACGTTTTAGCTCCAAACGGTGGGCAAACTTGTTCTGCAACGTTTGATTTAATACTAGTCGACAATGAGTAACTTCGATCCTAAAAGCCCCGATGATTGGAAGGAACTAGCATTTGTTCTTTTCTTCTTCGGTACATTGTATTTTGGAATTTGGATTATTTAACAAACGGATAACAACGAATGGCATATGTAACAGTACCAGGCAGTAACACTATATGGGAATACGATAATGCAGCCACTGCAGCTGATACGTATTCTGATGCGAATGGAACTACCGCGGCTGGAATCCGAACCTTTACACCTCCCGGTGGTACAGCACAAGAAACATATGTAAAATGCCGCAAGACAGGCGAAACTGTTGTCCGTGGTGAATTAAGTAAAAATTACTATGATGCGTTAATACCCTAATTAGGTAACAGTATATTATGAAAAATAGAAAGCCCGGTGAGCCGGAAGGTCCTACACTTCAAGACTTTGTCAAAGGTAAATCGATCGCACTCGTTGGTAATGCTGAATCTCTCTTTACACAAATGAAAGGTAAAGAGATTGATGATCATGATATTGTAATCCGCATCAACCGTCCTGCGATATATTTCGATGATCGCAAATATAAAAAAACCCACGGAAAACGTAATGATGTATGGGCCTTTTGGGACTATCGTTACTTTTTAAATCGTGTCAAACCCGAAACAAATCCACCTCGATTAATGCAAGCACTCGAAGATCGTAGTATCAACATACTGAATATGAATCAGTACTTGACTCGAGAGCATTTCATTTTTAACGAACATCAATGCTTCCCTAGCCGTAACCGAATACTCAACAGATACACCGTTCCCGGCATTGTTATGGAACGTAACTTTTCTACGGGAATGTATATCATGGCATTAATTAACGAGTACGATTTTGATGTAATGAATGTATATGGTTTTGACTTTAAACGAACAGCTACGTTTAATGAACCAGATCAGTTTAAAAACATTATCAATGGAGAACGTCGCTATGACATGGCCTGCTGCCACGAGTATGAAAACGAAGAACGTATCGCAAATGACTATTTCTTCATCCAGAAACGGATCAACTATTGTGGAGTCCATTTTACTCCAGCAGAAAAGTCGGAAAAACAAAAAGAAGAAGATGCAAGAAAAGCGGCAAAAAGACGAGAGTCGCTAATGCCTAAGAGCAATAGACCAAACCGAAAGAAGTAGTTGACATTTCAGCCCCAATGTGTTAGAATAGCCTGATACTTATTGACATACTGGGGAATATTGTTTATGAAAAAAACCAAAGTAATAAATTTCTATGGTGGGCCATGCTCAGGTAAATCGACTGCAGCCGCAGGGTTATTCTATAAGATGAAGCTCCTTGGTTATAGCGTTGAGTTAGTAGACGAGTTTGCAAAAGAATGCGTATGGGAAAGTAATATTCCCATGCTACGAGATCAGCTTTGGATCTTAGCACACCAACATCGAAAAATACTAAGACTAAGCGGAAAGGTAGACTATGTTATTACTGATAGCCCAGTCCTGCTTAGTCCCATATATAGAGAGGTCTACGGTACTCCTCTGTATAGTGACTTGATTGATAAGCTCGCTCTTGAATGCTATGAAATGTACGACAACATTAACTTTATGTTAAGTCGTCCTCGAGAAAACTTTGAGCAAGATGGTAGAGCTCAAGACGAAACTCAGAGTGTTCAAATCGATCTTGAAATATTAAATCAATTCCAAACCCTTAACATACCATATACTCAAATTGAAGGTGAAGACCACGCCTCCATAGCATACGAAAGGATAGCTAAACTTAATGTACACTGAAATCGATAGAATTTATCAAAAAGAATTGAAGCGACAGCAAACAACCGTTGAGCTCATTGCTTCTGAAAACTTCGCTTCTGATTCTGTAATGAAACTATGTGGATCGGAATTTACGAACAAATACGCTGAAGGTTATCCAGGCAAACGCTACTATAATGGTTGCGATCACATGGATGAAATTGAGCAGCTTGCCATCGACACACTGAAAGACTTGTATGATTGTGAGTTTGCTAATGTACAACCGCACTCTGGCGCTAACGCTAACTTAGCAGTATTTCAAGCCTTTCTGAAGCCGGGTGATCGAATACTTGGTATGGATCTTGCTAGTGGCGGACACCTCACTCACGGTGCACCTGTTACTCTCTCAGGTAAAGTTTATAATGCAGCAAATTATGGTGTTGACGAGAATGGTTGGATTGATTATGACGAAGTTGAAAGACTTGCTGTTGAACATAATCCACATCTCATTATTGCAGGTGCCAGTGCCTATCCACGTCAAATCAATTGGCGCAAGTTCCGTCAAATTGCAGATAAGGTTGGTGCTTACTTAATGGTTGACATGGCTCACTACTCAGGTTTGATTGCCGGTGGTGCTTATGATAGTCCACTCCCTCATGCAGATGTTGTAACTTCCACGACACATAAAACACTCCGTGGTCCTCGTGGTGGAATCATCTTATGGAATAATCCAGACTATACTCGACGAATTAACTCAGCAATCTTCCCAGGCACTCAAGGTGGTCCTTTGATGAATATCATTGCTGCTAAAGCTCAAGCATTTATGGAAGCAAATACGAAAGAGTTCTTCGATTATACAGAACAAGTAATTCGTAATGCTAAAGCAATGTGTGACATATTCAATGAGTACGGATTTAAAGTACAAACAGGTGGAACTGATTCGCATATCATATTACTTGACTTAAGCGAAAGCAAATACTCAGGCCGTGAAGCTGCAGACATACTCGAAGTAAAAGGTATTACTGTAAATAAGAATGGCATTCCAAATGATCCTCGCCCATTCATGGAAACAAGCGGTATTCGTATTGGTACTGCTGCCGAAACAACTCGTGGACATGATGAAGTTTGGTTCGGTCAACTTGCAGTTCGTATTGTACAAGCCCTTAAATAATGAAAGCTTATATTCTCAGGATCGAGACTGACCTGTCAAAAGAGTACGCAAAAGTATGTGCTGATTCTTGTGATCGAGTCGGTCTTGACTGGGAATATCATAAAGGATATCAGAACATGACTGGCAAAGCCGGTTGGTGTAACTCTGGTATCAAGATGAAGTTTTACGAACCTATCAAATATCTTCCTAATCCAACTCCAGCTCAAAAGGCAAATGCATGTAGTGCCGGCCATGGTGCTATTTGGAAACGTATTGCCACCGGCTCTGACGCAGTGGGTATCGTATTAGAACATGACGCTCTCATGCTGCACTACCCAGACATTGAAATACCGGATGGAGTAATCGTAGTACTCGGTTATAAGATAGCAGATCCGGAAAATTATGATCACGTTACAGCCGGCCCACCAACTGAACTCTTACCTATTGATGGCCATGAAGGTGCCCATGCGTATGCAATGACAAAGCGTACTGCGCAATTTCTTGTACATGAGATTGAAAGCCGCGGTGTTTTAGGTGCTGTTGATAATGCTTACTTTATACGTGGCCAACGCCGAACTCAAGTACCATTAGCGCTAGCAAATCCCACTCCAGCACTCGGCTGGTTGCGAGAAAGCACTATATGGGCTGATTCTGCTCACGTTAATTACAAATTTACTTCTTCATTTGAGAAAAATTATAAATACTTGAAGTAGATCTAACTAAATTAAACGAGGCTAAGATGAGCAATATCCGGTCCCTTGCTGAAAGGATTGATACAGAAAAAAAGAAAAAGCTCAAGACTAAAGCAGCTGTTAAAGATAAAGATACGTCGCAATACATTAATGTAGAACCACGTATCGATGAAGCTGTAAATGGTACTGCTGTTATTTCTTTCGGTCGTATGAATCCTATTACGGTAGGTCATGAAAAATTAGTTGATGCCGTTGGGGCAGCCTCTAAAAAATACAATGGCACACCTTTAATATATCTTTCTCATACGCAAGATGCTAAAAAGAATCCACTCGAGTATAACGATAAACTTAATATTGCCAAAGCAGCATTCGGTAAAGTTGTTCAAAAATCAAAATCCCGTACTATTATTGATGTAGCTAAAGAGCTACAAAGTCAATATAAGAAACTCGTTGTAGTTGCAGGGTCTGACCGTGTAAAGGAGTTTGATACTCTTTTAAATAAGTATAACGGTAAAGACTACAAATATGATTCTATTGAAGTAGTATCCGCTGGTGAACGCGATCCAGATTCGGAAGGTGTTGAAGGTATGTCTGCATCTAAGATGAGAGCGTTAGCATCAGATGATAACTTTAAAGAGTTTAAAAAAGGATTGCCAAAAAAGCTACAGGGTAAAGCCCGAGCAGTCTACGACAAAGTGAGACAGGGAATGAACGAAGAAACTCAACTTAACGAGATCACTCAACGTATTGTATTCGATAACTTGAGGAAAGCAACGGCTGCAGAAAAGGCTGGAACATCGCTTGGTCTTCGAGTTGATAGTGGTGCAGAGGATGGTAAAATATTCTATGTTGCTGTTACAGGTAAGTACACCACTATTATGAAGTGGATGAAGATGATCGAGAGTGTTAACGAAAACAAAAACCATCGCTTGTATAAAGATGCTAAGAAGCAGCATAAAGCAGGTGTTTGGGATGGTAACGTTGATAAGGAAGGAAACCCTATTGTTCATATCAATGGTAAACCTGTAGTAGTTGAAAGTAATGAATTAGAAGAAGCTCTGGACCGTATGCAACGGATGAAGCGTAAGCAGTTAATGCGACGGCTTAAGAGTAAGATTGCT